CCCTTCTCGGTTGCTGGAAAACAAAGAGCTGAAAAAGATCCGAGACATCTCTGGCCAGAAATGTTTAGACTTATCAAAGAATGTCGGCCAACTTGGGTCATTGGAGAAAATGTTAGTGGCCACATTAAACTCGGTCTTGATACAGTTATCTCGGACTTGGAAAGTGAAGGCTACTCAACAAGGACATTTAATATTCCAGCTAGCGGTGTCGGTGCCCTCCACCAAAGACAACGAATATGGATTATTTCCCACACCAACGAACATGGATCACATCAAGAGAAAAGGAATGAGACCGAGCAGAGCAGCGACTGGGAGAAAGACAGGGTATCTATCAGAAATGGTAGCTCAACAATTACCGACCCCAACTGCAAAGATGTACACCAACAGCAAGGCAACATTCGATCCAGCAGCAACAAGTTTATCAAGGAGGACTTTGGAGGTGTACGCAAGATCTTATCCTCAACCGAAGATGTGGCACACACCAACAGCGAGGGAACACAAAAACTCGGGCAACATAACGAAATGGGATCCAGAGTATTTGAAAACTCATCCAAGTCTTACACATCAAGCAATAAAATCGGAAAAGAAAATTGGTGGGGCTTTGAACCCAGAGTGGGTAGAGTGGTTGATGGGGTACCCAATAGGGTGGACAGAATAAAATGTTTAGGAAATAGTGTAGTGCCTCAAATACCATATCTTATAGGTTTGAGTATCTTACAAGCTATAAACAAATAAATGGATTTAATTATTCTCTACGATGGTTTATATAGTTTAGTACCAGTTACAAAAGAAATGTTACAAAGTATTACACTATTAACAGCAGTAGATTGCTTTGAGCTGTGTGATATTTTAAGATTAAAATTGACAACTTATCATGATGCTCCCATAAATAGACATGTGATGAATGATGGTAGTGGTGATCTTTATGGATGTATATGTAAATGAGTGATGCAATAACAAATCTTAAATTAGACTTTTCTAGTTCACCTACATTGTGGAAGTTCTTACAAGACAAATCATTTGTAAGAGGTGTGATGGGACCGGTAGGTAGTGGTAAATCATATTCATGTGCAGCGGAGATTATGTTGAAAGCTGTACAACAAGTTACATCACCAAGAGATGGGATCAAGTATAGTAGGTTTGTTGTTGTAAGAAACTCATATCCAGAGTTAAGAACTACAACAATCAAAACATGGCAAGAGTTATTTCCAGAAAACATTTGGGGTCCTTTCAGATGGTCTCCACCTTTGACACATCATATCAAACTACCATCAAGAGATAATGCTCCAGGTATTGATTGTGAGGTTATCTTTCTAGCTCTTGATCAACCCAAAGATGTTAGAAAACTTTTATCTATGGAACTTACTGGTGCGTGGGTGAATGAGGCAAGAGAGTTACCTAAAGCTGTAATAGATGGTTTGACACACAGGGTAGGTAGATACCCAACTTTATCTGATGGTGGTGCGAAACCATGGAGAGGTATTATTATGGATACTAACCCAATGGATGATGATCATTGGTGGTATAGATTAAGTGAGAAAGAAAAGATGAAAGGTAAATACAAATGGACTTTCTTTAAACAACCAGGAGCAGTTGTAGAATATACAAAAGAAGATTTACCAGAAAATCCAGAGGCTAATGGTTTTGTTATGTCAGCAAAGAAATGGTGGATGACAAATCCTAAATGTGAAAATAAAAAAAATCTTCCTACTGGTTACTATGAACAAACACTACTAGGTAAAAATTTAGATTGGATAAGATGTTATGCTCAAGGACTATATACTTATGTTCAAGAGGGTAAACCAGTTATGTCAGAGTATGATGACACACTTATGGCAGCAGATTTTTTAGAACCCGATATATCTTTACCTATACAAGTTGGTGTGGACTTTGGTTTAACTCCAGCAGCAATCTTTGGACAAAGAACTAAAAAAGGAACTTGGAATATTCTACATGAGTTAGTTACCTTTGATATGGGATTAGAAAGATTTGGTGAAATGTTAAAAACAGAATTAGCAAGTAAGTTTCCAAAGTTTGATGTGTTAGTACATGGAGACCCAGCTGGTATGAAAAGAGATGAGATCTATGAAGTTACAGCTTTTGATCATTTAAGATCTATTGGACTAACTGCTAGACCAACTGCATCAAATGATTTTAGAGTTCGTAGAGAAGCTGGAGCTATGCCTATGAATAGATTGATAGATGGTAAACCAGGTTTGCTTGTAGATAAAAGATGTCAAAGATTAAGGAAGGCATTATCTGGTGGTTATCATTTTAAAAGAGTACAGATCTCTGGTGGTGAAAGATATAGAGATGCTCCAAACAAGAATGAACACTCGCATGTCGGTGATGCGTTTATGTATTTATTACTTGGTGGTGGAGAACATAAAAGATTAACAAGAGGTAACAATAATAAATTTAAGCAATCAGTTGCTAGTACAGAATTTGATATATTTGCATGAGTGTAGGTTATGGATTTGGAATGTTGTTTGTAGGTATTGGTGCAATACTTGTCGCTGCTATAATAGCATATTTTATTATCAATAGAGATCAAGATGAGCAGTAAATCTAAAATCAAAGGTTCAAGAGTAGAAAGAAAGATTGTCAAACTATTTGAAGATCTAGGTATAAAGGCAAGGAGACAACCCATGTCGGGTGCTTTACAAGACTTTCCTTATGATGTTAAGGTAGATCTTTTGGGTGGTATGCATTGTGAGGTCAAGGCTAGAAAAGGTGGCAAAGGTTTTGCAACAATAAAAAGATGGAAAGGTAATGCAGATCTTTTAATTATGGTAGAAGATTTTGCAGAGCCGGGAGTTTACATAGATTGGAGTTTATGGAAAAGGATAGCAAAGATATTAAAAGAGAATGGTTAGTTAGAGTTTGGAAAAGAGGAGAGATGGAACTCAAGAAAGAGTTTACTATTTTTACATCAGAGAAAAGGATGGAGAGATTTGTTATACCAAAAAAGTATAGAGCCACTTATGAGAATACAAACACTTGAAAGTATATTTAAGGCAGATGGAAAGGACATGATTGTTCTACCATTCAAATCATATCTTCTTAACTTGATGGACTTATACCAAGAGGATAGAGATCATATTGATCAGATCCCTGGTTATCTTAATTATTTAGATGCATGTACTAAACAGGGTTATGGATATACTGTATTAGACAAAGGAAAACCAATAGTTTGCTTTGGTATTGTACCTCAATGGCCAGGTGTTGCAGAGTTATGGTTGATACCAGATAAAAACCTTATTCAAAAATGGAAACTAAAATTTCATAAGGGATCATTAAAATTTATGGAATTAGCAGCGGATGAACTAAATCTGCATAGATTACATGTAACAGTTAGTGCTAACAATGTTCGTAGTGTCAAATGGATAGAACATATATATTTTAAGAGAGAAGGTGTATTAAAAAAATATTCCTTCAATAAAAAGGACATGATAATGTATAGTAGGTTATTTTAGTATGTTAAAAAAAATATTTAAGAAATGGATTTGTTTAGTATTTTGTATGGGTACTTGTTTCTATACACCATGTACTAAAGGTAAAAAGAATGGGTAGTCTTTTTAAACCACCTAAATATACTCCTCCTCCAGCGATGGAGAGATCTAATAAATTATTAGACGAGAGAGATGCTAGAGCTGATGCAGCAGAGAAAAGTGAGAAAAGAAAAATAGCAGCAAAGGCAAGAGCAAGAAGAGGTGGGGGAAGATTATTATATTCTCAAGATAGAGCCTTACCAGCATTGGGGGTTGGCACTACACTTGTAGCTGATGAAAGTATAAGAAACCCAATGGATGATGAAAGGATGATGACATAATGGGTGGAGCTCCAAGAATAATTAGAAAAGTAATATCACCAGTTAAAAAGGTTGTTGCTCCTAGTTCTCCTATTGCAGAGAGAAGAGTTGAGGTAGCAAAGAAAACTGAACCAGAAACAAAAACAATAGCACCTAGAAAATTAAAACGAAGATCAAGAAAGAATAGAGCAAATATTTTAACTGCTGCTAATACAACTAATACAGCTCTTACTACTACATCTGATTATTCACCAATAAGAAATCCAAGAGATGGATCTAAACTAGGGAGTGCATAATGCCAGGTTATCATAAAAAAAAATCTAAAAAGAAAAAAATGAAAAGATCATCCAGAAAGAAAGGATTAGTATCTTATGGATAGTCATGAACAAGTTTATATAAGAAATCCAAAATTTAGAAAACCAAAGGAGCAAGAGGATGACAAGGAAGTTTCCGAAAGTTCCAAAGAGTAAAAAGGGTGTACCACTTAAATATTTATCTGGTGCAAAGAACCCAAAGGCAAAAGAGAGTGAGATATTGAGAACAAGAAGATTATATAAAAAAGGTTTATTAACTACTGCTATGATGGATGACATTAGCAAGAAAAGGGCAAGAGCATGAGTAAGGCAGCAGTTATAGCAAAGTATTCAAAGTCAAGTGGTATATCTAAAGGTACTTTGAGTAAGGTCTATTCCAGAGGCCTTGGGGCTTATTATTCTTCCGGATCGAGGAATGTGTCAGCTCATGCATGGGCAGCAGGCCGGGTTCGGTCCTTTGCAACTGGAAAAGGTGGTGCTAGAAAGGCAGATAAAGATCTGATAAGATCAAAACGAAAGAAAGGATTGGTAAGCTAATGGCATATAAAATGAAAATGAAAAAGAAAAATCTAAAAGGAAAACAAACTAAATTAGATGCAAACAAAGATGGCAAGATCGGAAAAGAAGATTTTGCTATGTTAAGAAATAAAAAGAAACAAAAGGTGATGGCATGATAATATTTGGACATACTCCTAGAGAATGGAAGAGAAGAGCTAAAGAAAACAAATGGATGATTGTTGCTTTAGTTGTATCTTTTATATTAGGAGGCTTGATAATTTGATATGGTTGCAAAGAGATACCAAAACAAAAGTGGTGGTTTGAACCAAGCTGGAAGAGATTTTTTTAAAAGAACCGAAGGTAGTAATTTAAAATCCCCAGTAGCAAAAGGTACAAACCCAAGAAGGGTATCTTTCGCAGCTAGATTTTCAAAAGTAAAAGGACCATTGATGAAAGATGGTAAACCAACAAGATTAAAACTTGCATTAAAAAAATGGGGTTTTGGATCTAAAGAGGCAGCAGCTAAGTTTGCTGCAAACAATAAGGCGAGGGCATAATGCATTTAAAATCAAATGAAGTATTAGATAGATCAAAGAAAGCCTTTGCTCGTAAAGAACAATGGAGAACTATTTACGAAGATTGTTATCGTTATGCTTTACCTCAAAGAAATCTTTACGATGGTTATTATGAGGGAACTGTACCAGGTCAAAACAAAATGAATATGGTATTTGATAGTACAGCTATCCACTCTACTCAAAGATTTGCAAATAGAATACAATCTGGCCTATTTCCTCCCTATAAAAAATGGTGCAGATTGGAGCCAGGTAATGACATACCAGCAGAAAGAAAAGCAGAGGTTCAAGCTGCACTAGATACTTATTCTGAAAAAATGTTTACTTTGTTAAGACAATCTAATTTTGATTTAGCTATGGGTGAGTTTTTATTAGATCTGTGTGTAGGTACTGCTGTTATGCTCATTCAACCTGGCGATGATATAAACCCAATACAATTTACTCCAGTACCTCAATACTTGATTGCATTAGAAGAGGGACCGAATGGAACAGTAGATAATGTTTATCGTAAATACAAAGTTAGAGCCGAGGCTTTACCAAGACAATACCCAGATATAGAGTTAAATGATCAACTACAAAGATTGATAGAAAACAAACCTCAAGAGATGGTAGAGTTGATTGAGGCAGTTATATTAGATCCAGAAAGAAAAGATTATTGTTATCACATCATACATGAGAAAACTAGAGATGAGTTAGTCTTTCGTAGAATGGATACAACACCTTGGATTGTTGCAAGATATATGAAGATCCCCGGTGAAGTATTTGGTAGAGGACCATTAGTATCTGCTTTACCAGATGTAAAAACTTTAAATAAAACTTTAGAGCTGTTACTTAAAAATGCTAGTATAGCATGTGCTGGAGTTTATACAGCAGCAGATGATGGTGTTATCAATCCATCTAATATTAGAATTACTCCAGGTTCAATCATACCAGTTGCAAGAAATGGTGGACCACAGGGTGCATCATTAGCTCCTTTACCTAGATCTGGAGATTTCAATGTATCACAAATTGTTATCAATGATTTAAGAATGAATATTAAAAAGACTTTATTAGATGATACTTTACCACCAGATAACATGTCGGCTAGATCTGCAACTGAAATTGTAGAAAGAATGAAAGAACTTGCACAAAATTTAGGTGCTGCTTTTGGTAGATTAATTACTGAAACTATGGTACCAATCATACAAAGAGTATTATTCATTATGGATGAGAAAGGTCTCATTCAGCTCCCTTTGAAAGTCAATGGGCTAGAGGTGAAAGTTACACCAGTTAGTCCATTGGCTAAAGCTCAAAATTTAGAAGAGATAAATGAGGTTATGCAATTCTTTCAAATAGCAAATTCTTTAGGGCCTGGTGGTGTTGCTGAACTAAAACCAGATGCTATTGCAAGTTTTATTGGTGATAAGTTAGGAGTTCCAACAACCTTAAGAAATTCACCAGAAGAGAAACAGGCTATTGTCCAACAAAGTATGGCCATGTTTAATGCTCAAGCTAATGCAGCGATGCAAGGACAAGCTCCCCAAGGCGAACCAACTCCTCCTCAAGAACAAGAACCAGCAAGTGCTGTTGAGGAAGAGGTTAGTTCATAATGGCAAAAGTAGGGTGGGAAGGCATAGAAGTATTAGAAACCAAGTCAAAACAAGAACCGAAAGACGAACAGCTTGAAATTGACAAGGCTTATGCTAGAACATTTGAAACAGAGGAAGGTAGAAAATGTTTGAAACATTTGATAAGTAGAACATTAGATCAACCGACTTGGGTACCTGGAGGAGATCACACATTTGGGTATGCAAGAGAAGGACAAAATAGTGTGGTCCGAGAAATAAAAACAAGAATGGAGAGGGCAAAAAATGGCTGAGGAAAATCAAGATCAAATACAAGAAGAGAAAAAAGGTGAAGGTCTAATTGCAGATACACCTATAACTGATGAACCAAAAGAAACAGATCCTAATGATACTGTTGTTCCACACAAAGAGGAAGAGAAACCTCAACAACCAGTAGAAACTAAAGAGGAAGAGAAAACTTTAGAGAAACCAGAATATTTAGAAAATAAATTTTGGGATGAAAAATCTGGTGTAAAAGTAGAAGAGTTAAACAATTCATACAAAGAACTACAAAAACAATTCTCTATGGGTAAACACAAAGCTCCTAAAGAATATGATGTAACTGCTTTAGAAGATGTAGATGATGATGATGAACTAAAACAATATTTTGTAGATTGGGCTAAAGAAAACAAACCAACTCAAGCTGCATTTGATAATCTTGTTAATAAGTTTAAAGAATTATCAGTACAACAAGAAGAGGCAGAAAGTATTAATATTGAGGAAGAGACAAAGGCTTTAGGACCAAATGCTCCACAAATTATTGATGGTATCAAGAAATGGGGTCAAGGTCTTGTATCTAAAGGTGTGTGGTCAGATGAAGATTTTAATGAGTTTAAGATCTTTGCTGCTACTGCTAATGGTATCAATGCACTCAATAAGATAAGAAAATACTATGGTGAGCAAACAATACCTACATCTCCAGTAGATGTTGATGGTATGCCATCTAATGATGAGCTGTATGAATTAGTTGCAGATCCCAAGTATAAAACAGATCCAGCTTTTCGTAGAAAGGTAGAACAACAATTCGCAAGAGCCTTTCCAGGAAAAGTAAATACTGGCGAAATATAGACTTGATTATTTATTAGAAAACGATTATTTTGTAATCGGAGACAACCAAAATTTCTTTTTGGCCTTTTGACAAGTGTGAAAGTACACTACTGTCAGCCTGGCTATTTTACCAGACAACTGCGAATAAAGTAAATAAATGTGTTAAACTAAAGGAGAAAACATGGCACAATCAATAACTAATGCTTTTGTTACTCTGTTTGATGCTGAGGTAAAACAAGCATACCAAGGTGAAAGTTCAATCTTGGGATGTGTAAGGCTAAGACAAGGTGTACAAGGGCAAACATACAAGTTTCCAAAACTTGGTAAGGGGTCAGCTACGGCTAGAGTTCCACAGACAGATGTTACTCCATTGAATGTAACTTATTCTCAAGTTACAGCTACAATGAGTGATTTCAATGCTGCTGAATACTCGGACATCTTCCACCAAGCGAAGGTAAACTTTGATGAAAGGCAAGAGTTAGTTCAAGTTGTATCGAAAGCAATCGGTAGAAGAATGGACCAACTTATAATAGATGCTGTCAATGCTGCATCTGGTACTGGAACTGTAGCGAAAAATGTAGTTACATCTGGTTCAGCTGCAAACTCAAATCTGAATGTTGGAAAGCTAATAGCTGCTAAAAAAGCTATGGATGCTAAAAATGTTCCATTTGATGATAGACACATCATCATCCACGCAAACTCATTATCTGGATTACTAGCTGATGAGAGAGCAATCTCTGGAGATTTTGCAAGTATTAAGGCACTCGTTTCGGGTGAAATAAATACTTTCTTGGGCTTTAGATTTTATGTTCTAGGCGATAGAGATGAAGGTGGTTTACCATTGGCTACTAACGACAGAACTTGTTTTGCGTTCCATAGAGGTGCAGTCGGTATGGCTGTAAACATGGCACAAAAAACAGAGATCAACTATGTACCAGAAAAAACATCATTCTTGGTAAATAGCATGTTCTCAGCTGGTGCTGTTGCAATAGACCCAGATGGCATTGTAAAAATAACAACTGATGAAAGCTAATAAGAAGGAGAATAATTATGGCGTTTGATAAAACAGGACTACAACCTATTGGTGGTCAAGCAAAAGCTGGTAATGCTCCTCAAATGTGGAGCTACACATCAACTGATGCTAAAACAGCTATTGACGCAGAAGGATACTTCAATGATGTATCTGGATTGTTAAAAGTTGGGGATATAATTTATATCCATGGCGATACTGGTGGAACAGCGACTTTTTCGTTACACCCAGTAGTTAGCAACACCGGTGGTGTTGTTGATATTGGTGATGGTACAGCTATATCTGCTACTGATAGCGACTAATCAACAAAACATGGGGAGGCCTTCAAAAGAGGCCTCTTCATTTATTGAGGCAATACTATGGCAAGTGGAGATACAAAAGTAACTATCGTAAACCAAGCATTAGTATTATTAGGATCTGATACAATCTCATCATTTTCTGATACTACTAACGATGCTGCAAGAGTAGCTAATAGTATTTATGAAACAATCAAAGGAAAAACTTTATCATTATATCCATGGTCTTTTGCTCTAGTAAAAGAACAACTAGCAAGATCATCATCAACTCCAGTCAATGAATGGACTTACTTATACCCTTTACCATCAACTGCTGTAAGTGGTACAGCTCTACAAGTTTATAATTCAAGCTCAACTAGAGTGCTGCCAATCCAAAACTATGAATTAGTTTATACAAGTTCTGGTCCGGCAATAGCAACTAACGAGGAAAATATTTATATAGATTATATATCAAGTGTCGTATCCGAAGGCTTGATGCCTAATTATTTTGTACAGCTTTTAGTTTACATGTTAGCCTGGCATTTAGCTGAACCAGTAACAGACCAAATCACAAAGGCAGAATACTGGAGAGGTGTAGCTTTGGGTTCATTAACTGAAAATGGAAGGGGTGGGTATTTTCGCCAGGCATGTAATATAGATGGTAGAGGTAAACCAAATTATGCAATAGTAGATTTCCCATTGACAGATGTTAGATGAGCAGAGCTGTAACTATACAATCAAACTTTACTACCGGTGAGGTAGATCCATTATTAAAATCAAGAATAGACATCAATCAATATTACAATGCATTAGATCAAGCTCGTAATGTACTTATCCAACCACAGGGTGGTATAGAAAGGAGACCTGGCTTACAATTTTTATTTGAAGTACCAAGTGCTGCTAATCCACAAAATGGAATGAAACTTGTACCTTTTGAATTTTCTACAACACAAAGTTATATGCTTTTGTTTGTACATAATAGAATTTATATTTTTAAAGATAAAGAATTAGTAACTAACATAAACTCAAGTGGTAATGATTATTTAACAACAACGATAGGATCTACTACACTTGCAACATTAGATCATACACAATCAGCTGATACTTTAATTTTAGTACAAGAAGATATGGCTCCAAAACAATTAGTAAGAGGTGCATCTCATTCTAGTTGGACTATAACTGATATTACATTTGACCATATACCAAATCATGCATTTACTATTTCAACAACTACAATCAATCAAACAATAACTCCATCAGCTGTTGATGGTAATATTACTCTTACTGCTGGAGGATCTTTCTTTACATCAAGTCATGTAGATCAATATGTAGAAACTAATGATGGTTTAGGAAGAGCAAGAATAACTAGATTTGTTTCTAATACATCAGTAGAGGCAATAGTAGAAATACCTTTCTTTAATACAAGTGCAATAGCATCTGGTTCAACTTTTTTAGAAAGTGGTTACGAGGCATCTTGGTCTAGTACAAAAGGTTATCCAAGAACAACTACATTCCATGAAGGTAGATTATATTTTGGTGGTGTTAAATCAAGACCAAATACAATCTTTGGTTCAAGAGTTGCAAGGTTCTTTGATTTCAATCCTGGTGAGGCTTTAGATGATGATGCTATTGATGTAACAATATCTACTGATAGTACCAATGCAATTACAGGAATGTTTTCTGGTAGAGACTTACAGATCTTTACAAAAGGTGGAGAGTTCTTTCTACCTCAATCTACTTTAGATCCTATTACACCTACTAATGTTGTTATCAATGGTGCAACAAGAAGAGGATCCAAAGAAGGTATCAAACCAGTTGGTGCTGAAAGTGGAACATTATTTATTCAAAGAGCTGGTAAATCATTAAGAGAGTTTTTATTTAGTGATGTAGAGCTGTCATACATATCCAACAACATATCATTATTATCATCGCACTTACTGAAATCTCCATCAGATATGGCTTTGCGTAAAGCAACATCAACTACTGATGGGGATCTTCTTTTGATTGTAAATGATACTGATGGATCTCTTGCATCTTACTCTATCTTAAGAGGTCAGAATGTTATTGCTCCAAGTTTAAGTACAACTGATGGTACTTTTGTAAATGTAGGAGTAGATGTAGATCAAATCTATTTTGTAGTAAAAAGAACAATCAATAGTGCTACAAAGTATTATGTAGAATGTTTTAATGATGACAACACTACTGATAGTGCAAAACTATTAAGTGGTGGCAGCAAACCATCAACTACTACTGTAACTGGACTATCACATCTTGAAGGTAAAACTGTTAAGGTTATTGCAGATGATAGTATGCAAAATGATAAGGTAGTAAATTCTGGTCAGATAACATTAGATGCAGTACCAACAACTTATGTAGAGATTGGTATAAACTATACACCTACTGTTAAGACTTTACCGGTAGAACTTAAATTACCTAGTGGTAACATCATGGCACAAAAGAAAAGAATAGTAGAGGCAACTGCTAATTTATATCTCTCGCAAAATCTTACATTAAATGGTAATGATTTATTATTCACAGCGGGAGATTTTTTTACAGGAAAGAAAAGAAAGAAACCAATGCTTGGATATGATAGAGATGGTCAGATGACATTTTCCCAATCTGAACCATTATTTTTTACATTATTGGGAATAGAATTTAAAGTGAGTGTAGGACAATGAACCCTTGGACAGTAGTAGCAGTAGTAGCATCATTTGGTAAAGCATACGCAACTTATCAATCTGGTCTAGCCCAAAAGGCTTATTATGATAGTCAAGCTGATGTTGCTAAATTAAAATACAAATCAAAAGAAATTGAGGCTAAAGAGGATGGTGTTAAAGTTTTAAAAGAAACAAACAAGTATTTATCAGAGTTGATTGCAAAAGGTGGATCAAGTGGTTTTATGCCTATGGAGGGATCTATGGAGGTTGCACAAATAGTATCACTCCGATCTGGATCTACTGATTTTTCAGTTACACAAATCAATCAAGAACTTGCAAATAATTTAGGATTAATAGAATTTGCAAATCTAAAAGCTGCTGGTAAAAATGCAAAACAAGCTGGTATCATGGGTGCTATATTTGGATTAGGTACAGATATGGGAACAATAGCATCAGCTGGAGGATTTGAGGGAACAGTATTAGATTTTCCAGATATTGATATTCTAAAAAAAAAGGATAAAGCATAATGGCAAAAAGAAAAGTCTTTGAAGGACTAAATGTAAAAGCCTATAATTTTCCATCAATAGGATTTGAACAATTTAGAGTTCAATCACAATCATTAGATAATTTAAACTCAAGAATTAATAATGTTTTAAAGTTTGCAGTTGGTAAAGTAGAAGAGCAATCAAAGATTGATGCTTATGAATATGCTGCATCTAATCCACTTACAATAAGTGAATACTTAAATGCAGATCCAAATGAAAGAAACAAACTATTACCTAAAGGTGGTAATGTTTACACTAATACTTTACGAAATGCTCAAATAAACTTTCTTGCAACTGATGTACAAATAGCAGCGAGTAAAGCTATTACTAAACTAGAAGAGAAAGCAACTCTAAATGAAATGAGTACCGATGAGTTTGAAAA